TCTCCCATTTTTACACTTGGGAAGGGTGTGTCGAACAATACGATCAGTGTCACGCAGCCAGGAAAGTACATTTTCTCGGCGTGGGTGACCAATAGTTCGCACACCACGTGTGTCTCAGGGTCTGGCTGGCAGGTCGACGGTGCCCATGGCAATTTCCCTTTACAGCTCTGCGATCCAAACTCGGACCTGTATCTTATCCCCGACTCCTCTGGTCAACAGCTTGCTATTGACTCATCGCCCGGTCGAGTGTCTGTGTTCACGACTGTCGTGGACACGACGCCCGATGTTGGGTTGACCAATCCTATGGTCGTCACGTTGCCCACTTTTGGTGGAAACAACGCGACTGATGTGTTGAATTACTACTTGCTAGCGACACGCCTTGGCGCCTCGACTTATGGCGAGCCTTGGCGATGGGGAGTCTCACAAGACAGGATGGCCATGCAGCTTGATACTTTAGCTGCACGGTTTGAAAAGTTCCTGTCCTCCCAGACTGGCGGGGAAGATGTGTTTTCATCTTCTTCCTCGTCTTCCTCTTCCTCCTCTCCTCCATCAACGCTCGTAGTTGGTGGGAAAAGCAGACGATAGTAGGAGAGTGGCTACAACTCCTCGTCTGCTGTCTGTCTATACTATTCTATCAACGAACCCCTAAATCATTTCCTTTTTCTAGTCGAAAGACCTTTGGCACAATCCGAGCGTCATAGTATTATATAATAAGTCCCCTTACTCGTTTCTACGTCGAGATAAGGTTCCCAGTAGAAAAGATTACCAAAGCCTAATGAATATGTCGTCATCATCGTCCTCGTCTTCTTCGTCTTCGTCGTCGTCAAAATCGTCCACCTCTCAACGTAGCATCGTGCCAAAGATGTCGTTAGAGCAGATTCTAGCTCAGCATGCTGCAGCTGCATCCTCCTCCTCCACCTCAAAACCTTCTGCTGTCTCCCAGAGTGCTCCTCTGGCTGCCTATCAGTTTGTCAAGTTCGTACCAACGGGCGTGAAAGACATGGGCGCCAAAGAAGTGTTCGAAGGATTGATCGCTTTGAAGAAGAAAGGTGTGGTAGTGGTTACAGTGGCTCCTTCGCTGTGGCTCCCGTTTGCTCCCACAAAAACGTTCACCTGGCATCAGTCAGCTACGTTGCATAGGGCGGACACGGAGACGTATAAATTCTTTGATAATCGATCTTCAACCTCTCCTGTTGTGCGGAAGGCGTTGGAGATCTGCAACCAGATGGTGCGTGCTAATGGCACCGTCACGGGAGTGTATACCCGTTTAACTGACAAGTTGGTTGCTCGTTCGGCGTTGCAACCCCGCCGACCAGTAGAAGAAGTGTTGCCGACCTTCCCTATCAACCTTGAGCACGCCACTGTGCGTACGGGTTTTGATGTGGTCGCCCCGTTTAGCCGTGTTCATTCCGCTTTTCAGAATTTGAACCCAACTGCGGCAACGGGTTTTCCGTACTGTATGGAGATGCGTGAGTCCCCTCCAACACTAATGGACAGTACTTTTCTGTCCGATGACTACAACCAAGGGAAAAAGGTTGCGGTCCCGCTGCTCAAAGAGTCGCGAGCCATAGCTTTGCATGCCTTTCAAATGGCGTACACTGTGGTGTCCAAGTACATGGACGCATCTCCAAAAGAGATGCTCGTGGCCATGAACGACTTCCTGATTGAACGTCCCGAACTTGATACTTTCCTTTTGAAACGGAAGGATGAGAGAATGGAACGGGCCGATTATTTCAAGAAGGTTCGACCTTATGGGGTTATGCCCCTCCCCATGAGGTTGGTGAGCATGTACGGAATGCACCCCGTCGAGAATGGGCTCGACGGTTTTTGGGAAGATCCCTCCAGTATCTCAGCGTACCACTTTTCGCCGTTCTTCGGTGGTGCGGAGCGTCTGCTGGAATATGTGCGTGTAAAAATCAAGAACGCGTCACAAGACCACGTCTCTTTCTTCGGAATAGCGTATGGAGACGACC